GCCTCCCACCAATAGAAACGGATAAGCCCTTATTGGGTTTGGAGGCGTCCCACGTCTAGCCGAATTCTGTTCGATTCAATTCTCACATCAGAAACATTGGATAAGCTCTGTCCCGAGCAGGAAAACCTCTGGTATCGTCTCCTGGTATGCGCCGACGACTACGGTTGTGCTGACGCGCGCCCACTCATCGTCTTGGCACAATGTTATCCTCTTCGGATCGGCAAGATTCAACCCGAGCAGATAGCAGAGTGGCTGCAGAATCTTGCCAGAGTTGGTCTTATCAGCCTATATCAAGTCGACGGGAAGGATTATCTCCAAATATCCAAGTGGGAACAACATCAGCGTATTCGCACCAAGCGGCACAAATGTCCACTGCCCGCCGCAGACGGCAACAACTCACAGGACATTGCGGATACTCTGAACAACTTGGTGCAATCTGCGGCAATCTGCGGCAATCTGCGGCAATCTGCGCGAATTGCGCCTTCTTCTGAATCCTTTCTGAATCCAATCCTTTCTGAATCCATTCCGAATCCTACAGACCCTCTTTTACCTAAACATAAGAGCATGCGACAAAGATAAGCGACAACTACGGACTGGGGAGGAAACACATGAATGATGAACTGCAAGTCTGGAACTACAACGCACATGAGATACGAACGGTCACAAGGGAAGGTGAGCCATGGTTCGTGGCGCAGGACGTATGTGTCATTCTCGGCTTGGGTGATACGAGCAAGGCAGTCCAGAGTCTCGAAAATACCGAAAAGGGTACGACCACTGTTCCCACCCTTGGCGGTGTGCAGTCTATGACCATCGTCAACGAGTCGGGCATGTACGCGCTGATCTTCAGGAGTCGCAAGATCGAGGCAAAAGCCTTTCGTCTGTGGGTCACTGGCACCGTTCTTCCTCAGATCCGCAGGACCGGGAACTATAGTCTACCGAGCTCGAAGAACGTTTATGGCATCCTCCGTGAACTCGTTGATGACCTCGAACGTCAGGACCAGCAGATCGCCGCGGTGAACCAGCGCGTCGACAAGATCGCCCAGGGCATCCCTGCCCTGCCGGTGCCAGAGTCGGCTGCTCTGGAGTATGTGACGCCCACGCAGATCGGCAGGATGTTCTCGCCACGCATGTCCGGCATCGAGACGAACAAACGTCTCCAATTCGCTGGCCTTCAGTATCGTGTAGGCGGCGAATGGGTTCCTTCGGATAAGGGCAAGGACTACGTCAAGACTCTGCCGGTCCAGCTGGAGAATGGCAAATGTGTCTATCAGCTCCATTGGCAGCGGAGAGTCTTTGATATGATCTGTGAGGTGACGGCATGAGGGAGTTTGCGAGTCTGAAAGTCAGCAATCGGTTGGCAGCGGCGGGATACAAAAGCGACCCGGTAATAACAGCAGACCGTCAACGGGCCGGAAGCGCTACTTCTTCACTGGTAGCCGCGAGCGGATGGGTCAGCATAGGTGAACTCCTGATGTGGCTGCTTTCGCTGGACAGCAAGGAGGTCGCTGCCAAGATGGGCCTGCGCACTCTTGCAGAGAATGGCACGCACGGGGCTCTTCGCGTCCAGAAGACGGACAGCGGAGAGTATATTGTGCAACTCTACCGCCCCATGGAGGTAGGAACTCAGGACGTTGTCCTTGCTGACGCGCTCGGATTGCTCGTGTGCAGAGTGATGAAGGAAATGGAGGCGAAGCCATGAGTGACACGACTGATCTCTCCAAATTGAGCAGCAACGAGATCATTGGCAGGATCCTCAATCTGAGGCTCACCCTCAGTGATGAAGAAGAGAAGAGTAGCCTGCTGAGTGCGAAGCTGCACCCGCTGATTGTGGTACTCAAGCAGGCCGTCATCCGAGAAGCAAGCGTGGCGACCTACGATAGTAAGGAGAATGAGGAAGGGTTGCGTTGGATATTGGTCCATACCGATATTGCGCCGAAGTTTGAGTGTGACGCGCCCCGATTCGCCGGACTGCTGGCTACGCCCGAAGAACTGGCAAACATGAAGAAGGAGAGTCCATGAGCCGGGCCTATAAAGCATCAGGTGGCAGGATCATCGAACGAGGTAGCGGCGGACGTTTTCGGCGGTCAACGCTTGCTGACGTTGGTCTAAAGGCCACGGTTTGCCTGAAATGCGGACGTATTAACTTCTGGCATCGTCCGATCGATGACAAGCCACCAGGCTATCGTTCGCCAGGCGGGTTCACCGATCCGGCCGACTTTGTGCATCAGAATCCAATGGTCTGTTCTGGATGTGGAGCGGACATTAGTGAGATAAAAGCCAATGGTTGAACTTGCGAACGGCGATCTTGTGTTAGAGGATCTGAGTTTGCGGACAGGGTCAACTCTGACGTTACCGCAAACCAAGATTTACGCACCACCACGATGAACATTGATGGGACAAAGGCTCTGATACCCTCTGGGGGCATGCAGGGTCCAGGAGAGGTTACGTACAGTTAAGGAACAAAGCGAAGTCTAGGGTCAGATACCCCATAGGGGTATAGCAGCAAAAATCGCGGACTGGGGAGTCTCATATGATGCGGACTGGGGAATTACGGCGAACACCATTACGGCGCACGGCATTCAAGAAAAGCGGACGAACCTCTGAAGGGAGCATTCGAACGTGCAAGGCAGTCAGCAAGGGTGTCGAAGCTGCGCAGATACGCAGCCGCTGTCTGACGGCCCTGCGAAACGAGAACGACACAATCTGTGGCGACATCGTTCGCTTTCGTGACGGCATGGTCTGTCGTCACTGTCATCAACACGTCGAAGGTCGCAACGCCCAGTGGTCACACATCTTTGTCCGGGAACTCTTCGGCACGCGCTGGAACTCTCGCAACGCTGTCCTGCTCTGCTCCGACTGTCACAACGGATGGTGGCACGATCTCAGCCGGAAGGAGGCAATGTCCTGGGCGAAGACGCAGGTGGGCGTAGGTTACCTCGATCAACTGTGGGCCGAATCCATGGCACTGCTCCATGACCGTCAGGCCTTCTACGAATCCGAGAACGCCAGGCTCAAAGCCCAATACCGCGCAATCACCGGACAGGCATGGAGCAAGTCATGACCTGCATCGTTGGTTTTAGCACGAAAGGCAAGGTCTACATCGGCGGGGATTCGGCAGGCCTATCCGGATGGACACTGACGGTGCACAAGGATCCTAAAGTGTTCACGAACGGACCCTGCATCATGGGCGGGTGTGGCTCTTTCCGTGTGCGAGACCTGCTGCGCTATGCCCTCGTGGTTCCTGAGAGACATCCTGATGAAGACATCGATAAGTGGATGAGGACAATTTTTGTCGACGCCATCCGTGGCTGTCTGAAAACGGGCGGCGTTGCTGAGAAAGACAAGGAAGTAGAAAAGACTGGTGACAGCTGGATTCTTGTCGGCTATGAAGGTCGCCTGTTCAAGGTCCAGAGTGACTACCAGATAAGCGAAGCGCTCGACCCCTATGACGCTACCGGGTGCGGCGAAGAGTATGCCAAAGGTGCAATGGCGGCTATGATTCGCGCAGGTGACATCGCACCTGAGGACATGATTCGTATTGCCCTGGAGATTACTGAGCGCAACTGTGCGGGCGTCAGGGCGCCCTTCAACGTGGTGACACTATGAGCGGCGAGCAGAAATGAAGTGGTCCTCTCGCACGTCGCGCCGCATCGACTACAGCCAGATTGTAATCATCGTGATTGCCATCCTGCTCGCTGCACTGTACATTGCGGCATTCCTGCTCTTTGCGCCGCGTCAGAGGAGCGCCGATGATTGGGTCAATCTGCGTCTCGCTACTCGCACTGCAGTCGTGAAGGTTGCTCTTGACAAGGTGACGACAAGGGAGTCAGAACCAGTCAAGGTTCTGTATATGGAGTGCACAGCGTATTCTCCTACGGTTCAAGAGTGTGATGGTGATCCGCTGACGACGGCATCAGGCCAGAAGGTTCGCGTCGGTGGTATCGCGGCAGATTGGCGCGTCCTGCCCTGTGGAAGTATCATCACCGTGCAAGGCTACAACGGCGGGAACCCTTGCACCATTATCGACCAGGGCGGTGCTATCAAGGGGCTGAAGCTGGATGTTTTCTACTGGCACGAAAGCGAGGCAATCCAGTGGGGCAGGCGGCGCAATGTCGAAGTCCGGGTGCTCTACATTCCGAAGGCCAAGAAATGACGAACAACGGTGTCATCAAAACGCTATGCCCAGGCAACAAGGTCCAGCTGGTTCTTCTTGACGGCCGTATCTTCAAGGGCCTCGTCGTCGGCAATGGGGTGCAACAATGGGTCGAGCTGACAGACAAGTACGGCGACCAATTCACCGTTAAGGCAAGCCGCCTCAGCCGCTGCCTTGGTATGCTGGAAGTAGTGGAATGAGACGCGGACCCGAAGTGTCCGGATGGGCAGGCAGCCTGTTTCCTGAGCCGATTGCCCCGAAACCACATGAATCTGACGGTGGAGTAGATCATCGCTTTGTATGCGTGCCGGGCTGCAAGGAACGAGTCGGCTTTGTATGTGAGCATTGGGACCAAGACAGATTCAAGTGTTCGGTCAGGTATGCGAAAGCGCTGTCACACGATATCACGATCGTCGACAATGTGGTGATGGTGGATAGCGTGATCTGTGATGACAACTTCGTGCCTCTCACTCAGCCCGCCCCAAAGCTCGAATCTCCCTGGGCGTGTGACTGCCGGAACTGTGGCGAGTATCACGGCGGGACGTGTCCGCTCTATGGCTGCATGTGCAAACCCCACTGTCGGCAGGAACCTCCCTGTGCCGTCGAGCGCTGTGTCGGCTACTGGCCGGCTAGCGACAAGTTCGACAAACTGGCAGAGGACAGGCTCATCATGTACCTGCAGAGGGTCAGCATGCCTACGGCCAAAGAGATCGCGCCATTGTTCCCGAAGGAGCTGCTCGCCCAAGCATACAACAAGGGACTTATCCAAGGCTCTGACGACGGGTACCGTTACGACTTGGGTGAGCCAACGGAAGAATTCTTGTGGCGCATCGACAACACCCCGTGGACTCTTGCCGCTGTTGCCAAGCAGAACGAGCGCAACGGTATTGGAACCTATGAACCCTTCGAACGATGGAAGCTGCTCATGCGATACCGGCAGAAGGCACTATCTGTCGAAGTCCCCGTCATACCCACGAAGCCTTCCAAGGCGAAGAAGCCAGCGAAACTCAGGAGCGCTGACTATAACGGTAACTCTCTCCCCGGGAGCAACGCAGAAATCTGTAGTCATTGTGATTGTGAGACCTGCGGACTGAACCAGGCGCATCTGAACTACACCGACAAGGAATGGAAGGATTGCCCGCCCTGTGGCTGTGACCAATGTCTGGGGAAACCCGAGCTCCAGCCGAAAACGCTCTGCGGACGCAAGGCTGCTCTCACGGCCGAGGTCATGGGTAACACCGAGAGCCAGCTGCCCAGGGAACAGTTGCACGTCGATACGGTTCAGCGCTACGTCCGGCCAGCCGAATGCGCAGAAGGGTCATGCACGGCCTGTCAGTGCCAGACCTGTGGCTACCGCAACATGAATTGTGCGCTCAATGGCGATGAACCAGTCCTCATCTGTTCCACGTGCTGGCTGAACCATCCGCATCACTGGAAGGTCTACGCCGCGATCGTCACAAAGTGTCCTCACTGGCGCGATGCTGCGACCTTTCCCGCGGATATCCTGGCACCTGGCATGGGACCATGCCCTGAGACAGCATGTGAGCTCATGTACAACGGTGAAGGCGGCCCCTGTCTCTGCCATTCCTGCAAGCATGGAACGCCCGATTGCGATAGCACGTGCGGTGTCCCCGGCTACCCGATGGAGACGGGGCAGTATGCTTGCGGATGGTACGCGAAGAAAGACGTGGCTGCCGTCGAAGTAGTTACGCTGCCGGCTGCCGAACTGGACGTTCCCGACCTGGTCAAGGTGGGCGACCTGGTGACCCGGTTGCATGCGAGAGGGTACATCTACGAGATCCGCAAGGTGACGCGCGTTGAGAAGACGGACGCCGGCTGGCAGATCTACGGTGACCTCTGGGATGACTTCCGGCACCCGCGGCGCAAGCTGGTCAGCAAGGACGAGCCGATTATCCGTTATGGAGTCACCGGCTGGAAGGCCGAGGACGGCAAGGTCGTGCCGTTGGGGCAGAAGGTTGTGGAGGATACCTTCGGCGCGATGTACGACGAGACGTACGCTGACGAGCGGCTTATTATCCTCACGCTCGAGCAGGTCGAGCAGCTGATGGCCGTCGAGGAAGCAGAGGCCGTGAGCGGCCCGACCTGGTACACACATGTCTGGTTGAAGCCCGAAGGCTCGAAGGGACACAAAAACGAGCAGGGTTATCTCGAGGATCCAAGAAAGCGGTGGCCGCTGCTTGGACATGCGCGGTTCGTCGACACATCGGCTGCCGCGGTCGCAAAGATTCCATCGGGCCGCCGTTCGGAGGTCTGCGAGGACGAACCCGAGTGTGAGCAGTGCCATTGCCGTAGCTGTCTGCACCAGAAAGACTGCCGCCTCGACAACACGCTGAAGCCCTGCAGTTCATGCAAGGCGTCGGGCGGAGCACATCACCACAAGGCAGTCGACTGTGAGGGCTATGCCATAAACACCATCTAGTTCATCATCCCCAACCCAACCATCAGTGCCAAAGCGGGCCAATGACAAGTTCAGGTGAGGGGTCTTGCATAACTGAAATGAAGGCGCACCGCGGAAAAAAGCACGGAGGCGAGGCATGCAAGGAAAGCAACAACAGGTTCCTTTATTACGGGTGGCTGGCTTTCGGACCGTGGTACAAACTGGCAGGTACCATAATGGCAGAAATGTCGTGCTGGAATGGTGTGGAGGTAATGCGCGTGATGCCGTGCATGCCTTACGTGATCAGATGATTCAACGGAACGAGAAAGAGGTTGTCGGGGTCATCATTCGCGGACTGAGCAAGAAGTACGACATCATGTTCGAACTGGACCGGGAAACGATTGAGGGCCAGAAGAAGACTGCTGTGAAGTTTAGTTATTGGAGACACGTGCCAAGTAGGCAAGAGAAACCGCAGAGATCGCACCCCGTAGAAATTCTTTTACCAACGGCGACGCCCGGTATCCGCGTAACGGTGGCTGGCAAGTTCCGTGTGCAACTGGGGCCGCACTATCTCGGGACATTCCCCACGTATGAAAAGGCTATTTCTGCGAAGGCACTCTACGCCGCTGAAGTAGGGCATCGTTCTGGACCTAAACCGAACGTCGGGAATTGCACTAGTGAGAAACTTGCCAATGCCTCAGTGCACTCTTAGACTGTAGATGCACCAATTGCGGACTGGGGAGTCTACATGTTGAACGAGTATGCTGAGGCCTTGGAAGCGCAATATGCCGTGTTGTTCCCGGTGGCTTGTCATACTCCCCGAAGCAGATCCCCCATGTACCACGGTCAGGCCCGCTGTTTGCCCGTGAACGCATGGGGGATTTTGCATGTCTAGAAAAGCCAATCGCGGTTGTCTGAGTGCAGACGCGTTTCCTCCTACCCGCATCAGCGGACTCCTTTGCGCGTCTGCACTGAGACGATCCCTCCGGCCAGTCCTCACTCTCACCCATAGTGATGCCGTGAGGAAGGCATACAAGGCGAAAGTGTGCATAGGATGCGCCAAAGAATTCAAGCCGACAACTGGTAACGCGAAATATTGCGATGAGTGCAGAGCACTAGGAGTAGGAGAAAAACACTATCGTGCGGCGCGCAAAGAACAGACAGCCGCACATGACAAGATCTACCGGGAAAAGAACAGGAAAGCAATTGCTGCGCAGAAAAAGGAATCTCAGGTTACGAATAAAGCGAAGATCGCCGAGCAGAAGAAGCGATCCTACAATAAACACAAAACAGACGATGTATGGAAAGAGAAGATGTATGCACGGACGAATGGTTGGGCGAAAAGGAATCCAGAAGGTCACCGTTTGCGTTCCATAAAACGTCGGGCATTGACATACGACAACACTCCAATCACCGAACTCCTTACTGAGGCTCAGTGGCGCGACATCCTCGATCAGTACCATCATCGCTGCGCCTACTGTGGCAAGAAGTCCGAACATCTCACTGTCGATCATCTTGTTCCCCTGATTAAAGGCGGCAAGCATTCGGCATCCAACGTCGTGCCAGCATGCAAGCACTGCAACTGTTCTAAGGGGATTAGGAGTTCTGAAGAACGGTTTGGGATAACGGTGAAGCAATGAGTCCTATGGCCGCGCTCCGGTTCTGTGGTTATGCTGGGTGTCACAAGTACGCATTGCCAGGCGGCTATTACTGTGAGGACCATCGACAGGCTGCGCCTCATGCCTATGATAAGGCGCGTTATACAGAGGCAGAGCATCGCTTCTATAAGTCACCCGAGTGGCGGGCTGCGCGCGCGCAGTATCTACAGGATCATCCTCTCTGTGAGAACTGCCTGGCTCAGGATAGAGTCACGCCTGCGACCCTGGTCCATCATAAGCAACGCGTCAGAGACCATCCCGAACTCGCACTTGATCCTGCCAACTTCAAGTCGTTATGCGATGCCTGTCACAACCCAGAGCATCCAGAGAAGGGAGGACGGCATGATGACTAGGGAGGGGATATCAAATATCTACGACTATGCGCCCTCCAGGCCGGTGGGCGGGCACGCACGTGCATCCGCAGATGGCCGGTTTTCCAGGGTTTTTGGGGAAATGAGATGAGAGGACACAACCGCCGCAAGCCGACCGCCATCAAGATTCTGGAAGGCAACCGCGGGCACCGGCCGTTGAACCCCGACGAACCGAAGGCCCCAGCGCGCGCCGTGGTCGCCTGCCCGAATTGGCTTAGCGAGAAGGCTCAGGGTGAGTGGCGGCGAGTTATGACGGCTCTAGTGCGTATGCCAGGATTGCTGACGACCTGCGATCGAGCTGTGCTCGCTGGCTATTGCCAAGCGTGGGCGCGCTGGCGAGAGGCCGAAGAGGCGATGAAGAAGGGCCTCACCGTGTGCGTCGAAAGCCGCCCCGGTTATTACACCGACCAGGTGAATCCCAATGTCAAGATCAGCAAAATCTATTACGACCAGATGATGCGTGCGGCATCGATGCTCGGGTTCAGCCCTTCCGACCGGGGCGGCGTTCATCTCTTGCCGAATGCAGCGGAGAAGATCAAGCCAGACGAACTGACGCCGCCGCCTCGGAAAGCGCCACATATGCTCGTCGAGGGCCATAAGAAACCGTGATAACCAACGACATTAAGCGCATTAACCTGAAGCAATACTACTTCGACACAGATGCTGCCGACTATGCCGTCCGGTTCTTTCCCCTGTTGCGCCAGTATAAGGGCGAGTGGGCGGGCAAGCCGTTCGTCTTACAGCCCTGGCAAGCCTATATTGTGCGCCAAGTCTTCGGTTGGAAGGACCGTGAGACCGGGCTGCGGATGTACCGGAAGGCCTTTATTGAGATTCCCAAGAAGAATGGCAAGAGCACGATGGCTGCCGGTCTCGCCCTCCTGCTTGCTTTTGGAGATGGTGAGGCGGGCGCAGAGGTCTATTGTCTGGCGAATGACAAACAGCAGGCACACATCGTGTTTGATATGGCCAAGATCATGGCCGAGACATCTTCCGTCCTTGCAGATCGGATCAGGGCATTCCAGACGTCCATTGTTCAGGAGAGCACCCGGTCCGTCCTCCGCTCCATGTCGAGCGATGTCAAGACCAAGGCCGGATACAACGTTAGTGGCGCGGTCATCGACGAACTCTATGCCTTCGATAATCCAGAGTTGGTCGACCTCATTACGACGGCCGTGGGCGCGCGTTCCCAACCGCTCGTCATCGAAATCACGACGGCTGGAAACGACCAGGAGTCCATCTGCTACGAGACCTATGACTATGCCAAACGCGTGGCTGCCGGGATCATCGAAGACCCAACCTTCTTCACGGTCATCTATGAGGCTGATCCGGGCGACGACTGGACATTGCCCGCAACGTGGTACAAGGCAAATCCGTCACTGGGTGTCACGATTCCCGAATCCTTTCTTGCTGCAGAATGCCGTGAGGCTCAAAATAATCCGGCGAAGCAGAATGCCTTCCGCCGCTGGTATCTGAACCAATGGACGCAGCAGAGTGTGCGGTGGCTGGACTTGGCGTTCTATGACAAGTGCGTCAATAACAGAGCCTTCGAGATCGCAGGGCGCGTCTGCTACATCGGGCTGGATCTTGCCAAGACGATCGACCTTGTCGGGCTGATGGAGGTGTGGGCGCCGCTTAAGCCAGATGGTCAGTGGAACCTTGTGCCTATGGCCTTTATTCCGGTCGAGAACCTCGAGGCGCGCGCCAAGGCCGACCACGTGCCCTATGATCTGTGGGTCAAACAAGGCTTCATTCAGACGACGCCCGGGAACATCTGCGACTACGATTTCATCCGGTCGTACCTGGAGAAGCGACGGGAGCTGACCAAGTGCAATGATGTCGTCGGCGATCCCTGGAACTTCTCGCAACTCTCCAACGATCTGCAGAAAGATGGTTGGAACGTGCTCGAGGCGCGCCAGGGGTTCAAGACCATGAGTCCGGCGTGCAAGGACATCCAGCGCCTGATCCTGTCGGGCAAGGTCGACATCCCAACCAACCCTGTGTTGCGTTGGATGTTTGACAACGTCTCGATCGTTGAGGATGAAGCGCAGAATATCAAACCGGTCAAGCGAAACAACGCCGCAAAGATTGATCTCGTCGTGGCATGGGGCGATGCGCAGCACGCGCATCTGTTGGCTGAGCCGAATCAGGATGACTATTACGCAACCCACGATATCTTCGTAGCGGGAGGGAAATGATGAACTTCTTGCAACGCTTGAAGAGATCGTGGCAATTGACGTCGACCGATCCAGAGTTCCTGCAACTTATGGGTGCCCAGACCGCCATTTCCGGCGTTGTCGTGACGGAGAAAACGGCACTAACACTGACCACCGTCTACTCGTGCATCGATCTTCTGTCCTCGACGATCGCCTCACTCCCTTTGCACGTCTACCGGCGCACGAGCAACGGCAAGGAGCGGGCGATAGATCATCCGTTGTACGGCCTACTTCATGACAAAGTGAACCCGCGTATGACCTCATTTGCCTGGCGAAATGCAGCCGTCAGCCACCTACTCGGTTGGGGCAACTCCTATTCGGAAATTCAGTTGGATGGTGCCGGACGCACAGTGGCCCTCTGGTTGTTCCGGCCCGACAAGATGCAGGTCTGGCAGAACGAGGACCTGACCCTGACGTACATCTACAGTTTGCCGAACGGGTCCACGGTAAGGTTACCGGATTACCGCGTCCTGCACCTGCGCGGGTTGTCCTTCGATGGCATTATGGGCTATTCGCCGATCGACAAGGCGCGGGAAACGCTGGGTCTTGCACTGGCCACGCTGCAGTATGGGGCTGCATTCTTTGCGAATAATGCCAATCCGAGTGTCGCCCTGACGCTTCCGGGAACCACGGGGAATGCAGAACGAGCCAAAAAGATAGCAGAAGCATGGGACGCGACGCATGCGGGCCTGACGAATGCCCATCGCACGGCCGTCCTCGAGGGTGGAGCGGATATCAAAGTCATCGGGATTCCTCCGGAGAACGCGCAGTTCCTCGAGACACGCAAGTTCACGCGTGAGGAGATCGCTTCCATCTACCGAGTACCGGCCCACCTGATTGGCGACTTGGAACATGCCACCTTCAGTAACGTCGAGAACCTCGATATTCAATTCGAGAAGCACACAGTCCGGTCTTGGGCCGTGAATATCGAACAGGAACTAAGTGGTCTCTTCCAGGACGCCGATCGCCAGACATACTTCGCAGAATTTGCGTTGGACGGGCTGCTGCGGGGCGATACTGCCTCACGCCATGCGGCATATGCCCTCGGCCGTCAGTGGGGTTACTATTCTGTGAACGATATCAGGGGCATGGAGAACATGAACGGGATCGGCTCAGCGGGCGACCGGTATCTCGAGCCGCTCAACATGACCGTTCCGCCCAATATCCGGAGCCTGTTGCTCCCGGTTGTGGCTGATGTCATGGAGGGTATTAGGAAAAAGGAGGCACAGGACGTTCTCAGTGAAGGCCGGAAATGCTTTGTAGAAAGCGGGGTCGCCGGTTTTACTCAGTGGGTCATCAATTACATGGCCGCACCCTTCTTAGGGCTAGTGACAGAGCGCCTTGCAGCCCCTATGCTTGCGCACATCCGTGCAGTCGGTGAAGGCAAGCCCGTCGACGAGTCGATTGGAAAGGCCTTTGCAGCGGTTCAATCAAGGCGATACGTCGAGTCAGAACAGGCCGCACTCCTGTCGGTTGTCAGTCGGGCACAAGACACTTTTGCTGAACCCATGCGTGCCCTTGAAGTATTCTATGCAGAGCGGGCACAAAACTCGTCCGCGTCGCTTGCCTCTGACATTCTGGGGGCCGTTAATGCACAATTGGAGGTATGCAATGGATAAGACAGAAGTCCGCAAGGCGTTACCCGTGCACCACACGCCGACCTCGGATACGTCATGGGATGGTCCGGCGGCGAAGGCCAATCTCAAACTGGACCAGGATGCAGCGTACTATCAGGAGGCGTTTGCCTGGCAGGACCTCGAAGGCGATCCTAAGACGAAGGCCGCCTACAAGTTTATCAATCATGAAGTGGATGCTGATGGAACAATCGGAGCAGCCAATATCACGGCCTGTCGAGCGGGCATTGCCGTGTTGAACGGCGGGCGCGGTGGCACCACGATTCCCGATACCGACCGGCAAGGGGTCTACAACCACCTGGCGGCGCACCTGAAAGATGCAGATCTCGAACCGCCAGAGTTGAAAAGCTTTGTCGACGAGAAAATCGAACGCCGGACCGTGCCCTGTGAGTATCGTGAGGGCGATGGTGTGAACCCGATGATCACTGGACATGCCGCTGTCTTTGATACGGCGACCGACATTGGGGGCTGGTTCAGCGAGATTATCGCCAAGGGCGCCTTCAAGCAGGCTATCAAGCGGGACGATGTGCGGGCTCTCTGGAACCATGACGAGAACTATGTGCTTGGACGGACCCCGAAGACCTTGCGACTTGCCGAGGATGAGAAGGGCCTCGCCGTTGAGATCGACGTGCCGCAGACGCAGCTCATCAAGGACATGGTGCTGACGCCTATGCAGCGTGGGGACGTGAACCAGATGAGTTTTGCCTTCCAGGTGACGAAGGAGGCTTGGGATCAGACAGATCCTAAGAACCTCATCCGTACCATCCAGGAAGTCAAACTCTTTGACGTCTCACCCGTCACCTATCCCGCCTATCCGACGACCGACTGTGCCGTCCGTTCCGGTCAGGACGTCCTGAACGATTATCGTGCCAGCAAGGAGATACTTCCTGTGGTATTGCCCGAACCGGAACATACAACGCCAACCTCGGTACTGAGAGAGAAGTTGAGGCTGGCCGAACTCGAATGGCAGATGAAAGCATCAAAATGATCGAGACAATTAGGGTTCGCCCCTTGGGGGGGTAGTCCGAACGATATATTAACTCCGGGCACTGTATCGGAGAGCAGGCGACAATATTATAAACTATGGAGGCATCAGAATGAACGGAAGACAAATCGGAGAAAAACGGGCTGGCCTAATCGTCAACCTGCACGAGATTCTTGACCGGGCGGAGGCAGACGGGAATCGCGCCCTGACGGCCGAGGAACGTATCACTTATGACAAGATCTTTGCGGATGTTGTGACTTTGGAGGCGGACAAGAAGAGAGTGGAGGCACTCGAGGTCGCCGATGCTTCACTTCGTCAGATCACGCCTCCACTTGCTGCGGGCAAGGGCCTTATTGAAGGCTCTTCGGATAAGACGCAGGAAGAGAGACGGGTGGCATTTCAGCACTTCATTCGGAGAACCCTTACCGAGTCCGAGGCTCGGGCTTTGACCCAGGGGTCGGAACCGGGTGGTGGGTATCTTGTGCCCGACCAGTTCCGGGCAGACCTGATCCAGGACGTCGGCAATGAGGTGTTTGTCCGGCAGCTGGCAAAGGTTGACACCATTACTGGTACCGACACGATCGGCTACCCGGTCCTCAATGCGCACATGGCGAATGCCGAGTGGACGTCTGAGGTCGGTGCGGCTACCAAGGATGTCACGCTGCAATTCGGCAAGCGGGAAGTCAAGCCCAACAAACTGCAGAAGGCGATTCAGGTCAGCAAGACCCTGCTGCGGAATGCGGCCATCGATGTCGAGGCAACGGTCCGCTCCGAGTTCGCGTACGTCTTGGGTATCACTATGGAACAGGGGTACCTCACTGGCATTGGCACCAACCAGCCCCTTGGTGTATTCACTGTCTCCGCGAATGGCATCGACACCGACCGCGATTTCTCGGACGGGAACACGGCAACGGCTCTCACTGTCGACGGTCTCATGACCGCGAAGTATGCCCTGAAGCCGTTGCATCGGCGCAGTGCTCAGTGGCTGTTTCACACCGACGCCATCCTTAGGCTTTCCAAATTGAAAGACGGTGAGGGCCGCTACATCTGGTCCGGTTCGGTCGTCTCAGGCGCACCGGATACTTTGCTCGGATTGCCCGTCAACGAATCGGCCTATGTTCCCAGCACCTTCTCGGCCTCTAAGTACGTTGGCATGCTTGCCAACTGGAGCAGGGGCTATCACATTGTTGATTCGCAGACCGTCGAGATACAGGTTTTGCGCGAACTCTACGCCGAGACGGGCTTGGTTGAATACCTTGTGGACCTGTGGACAGACGGTGCCCCCGTTCTGCCTGAAGCGTTCGCACGCATCAAGCTGTCGGCTTAGGAGACTGACATGAAGAGCATACTGAACAACAACATCATCACCCAGGAACTTGGTTATTATTCCGCTGGAACGACCGGCTATTCATCTGCCGTCTTGGATATGGCGGGATTCGACTGGGCCGTTGCGATTGCGTCCTATGGCACTCTCCTTGCGACTGGAACACTTGGTCTGAAGGCGTATGGTGGGGCCGCATCAACTGGCGCAACGACCGAATATGCTGGCGGCATCTCCTATC